TAATCAGATGAAAGCCGCACGTCGCTCGCTGAACATTATGTTTCAAGAGTGGAGCAATCGTGGTCTTCATTATTGGGAAGTTGCACAAAACACAATCTCAATGGTAGAGGGTCAATCTGTTTATACAATCTATAGATCTTCAGGAGATGGTACTTCAGATGCAACTTTTAGTTATTTAAATGGTGCACTTACTATTAATGCTACAACAATTACATTAGATTCAGTTTGGCAGTTTCCAACAACTGGAACTTTATTAATAGATTCAGAACAAATTACTTATACAGGTACTAATACAGCTAATAATACAATAACAGGATGTGTCAGAGGAGCTAATAGTACAACGGCTGCAACTCACACCGATAATACAGCAGTTTATAATTATAACTCTATTACATATGGTGCTGATGATATTTTAGAAGCAAGTTATAGACAAACAGATCAAAGTCCAGTTGTTGATTTTCCACTTACAAAAATTAGCAGATCAGGTTACAGCGCTTTATCTTCTAAATATTCAGAAGGAACACCGACTCAATATTATGTACAAAGACTTATAGATAAAATTACAATCACTTTATATTTAACACCAGGATCAGATCAGGTGAATAATGTAATGTTTTATTATTATGCAAAAAGAATTCAAGATGTTGGAGCTTATACAAATATAACAGATGTTCCATACCGATTTGTTCCGTGCATGTGCGCGGGACTTGCTTATTATTTATCAATTAAATTTGCACCTCAACGTGGACAAGAGATGAGATTATTATATGAGGATGAATTAAAGAGAGCATTAGAACAAGACGGCTCTCCTTCAAGTTCATTCATAACACCTAAACTTTACTATCCGAGCTTATAATGGGAAATTTATCTGGAGGCAGACGTGCTTATATGATCTCCGACCGATCGGGTCAGAGATTTCCATATCAAGAGATGGTACAAGAGTGGAATGGTTCATGGGTTCATACTTCTGAATATGAAGCTAAACAACCGCAACTTGAACCAAAACCAGCAGTTGCAGATCCACAAGGTTTACAATATGCACATCCTGATAGAGTAGAACCTCCTGTATTAATTTCATTAGATCCTAATCCTTTTCAATCAATTATATATTCTGGAACTACTTATATAAATGTTTATGAAGAAAATCATGAAAGATCTACGGGTAATATCGTAAGATTTAGAGGTCCAACAAGTCCTACTGGTTTTCAAAATGTACCTTCTTTTGATAATGTTACTGATATTTCAAATGCAAATGGTTTCTCTATTATAGTTGGTAAAATAAATTCATCTGGTAATGTAAGTGATACTACAAATTATTATTATTTTGTAAGTACAAGTACAGCAACAACGGGGGGAGTGACGGGCGGCGGGGGACAATGTTCTTCTGGTCCAGTAACTTTACAAGCTTAATATGACATACGCAGAACTAACAGCAAAAATTAGAAACTACACAGAAGTAGATTCAAATGTATTTACACAAAGTATTATTGATGGATTTATATTAGATGCTGAATATAGAATTTTAAGAGAAGTAGATTCTGATAATAATAGAAAATATGCAACTGCAACTGTTGTTGCAAGTCAAGCATATGTAAATACTCCTTCTGTAGGAACAGATCAAACTTTAATTATAAGAGAAGCTCAAATTATTCCAAGTGCTGTATATACGGGTCCTAATGCTGTAGTAGAATATAGAGATACTGGATTTATTAATGAATATAATGCTAGTAATTCAACAGGATTACCTAAGTATTTTAGCTATTGGGATGAAGATACTATAGTGTTAGCCCCTATTCCAGATCTGGTATATACTATGCAGTTAAATTATATATTGAAGCCAACAGGATTATCTGCTAGTAATACAACATCATATTTAAGTAATCAGTTTCCCACTGGTTTATTATATGCATGCCTTGTTGAGGCATATGGATTTTTAAAGGGTCCAGCAGACATGATACAATTTTATGAACAAAAGTATCAAAGTGTGCTACAAGGATTCTCTATTGAACAAATGGGAAGAAGAAGACGAGATGAATATCAAGAAGGTTCACCTCAGATTCAAAAACAAGGATAGGAAAATATTATGGCAATTACACAAGCGATACCAAATTCTTTTAGAGGAGAACTTTTAACAGGAACACACAATTTTACAGCAGCTACAGGAAACGTTTTTAAATTAGCTCTTTATACATCTGCTTCAACTATGAGTTCAGCAACAACAGTTTATGCAGCTACATCAGAAGTTGCAAATTCTGGTCAGTACGTAACGGGTGGTGGAATTTTAACAAATGTATCACCAGTTGTTTCAAGTGGTGTTGCATTTATAGATTTCGATGATATTTCTTTTACTGGAGTTACTTTAACTGCAGCAGGAGCTTTAATTTATAATACATCCTCTTCTAATAAAGCAGTAGCAGTATTAAGTTTTGGTGGAGATAAAACTGCAACCTCTGGAGTTTTCACAATTCAGTTTCCAGCAGCAACAACAGCAGCGGCGATTCTAACTATTGCATAATAGGAGTAACCTATTATGGCTAACGAATATGGATATGGTCTCTGGGGTCAAAATTCTTGGGGTCAAAATTCTGATGTTAATGTTTCTTTAACAGGTCAATCATTAAATACAACTTTAAGGTCAGTAACTGTTTCAGCAGAAATTAATTCTGGATGGGGTAGATTAACTTGGGGTGAAAATGAATGGGGTGTAACTGATGCAATTGCTGTCAGTGTCACGGGTCAATCATTAATCACATCTTTAAATAGTGTAACTGCAATAGGAACAGCAGTTGTAACTTTAACAGGTCAATCATTAACTACTTCTGAAGGTCAAGTAGATGTATCTCCTGATGCAAACGTAACAGGTCAATCATTAACTACTTCTTTAAATAGTGTAACTGCAATAGGAACAGCAGTTGTAACTTTAACAGGTCAATCATTAACTACATCTTTAAGAAGTATAACTGTAGCAACATTTACAAATGTAAATGTTACTGGACAATCATTAACTACATCTTTACATGGTGTAAATGTAGATTCAGTTACAAATGTAAGTGTTACTGGCCAATCATTAACTACATCTTTGAATAGTGTAACTGCAATAGGGACAGCAGTTGTATCTTTAACAGGACAATCTTTAACTACATCTTTAAGAAGTGTAACTGCAGGAATAGGTCAAAATATAAATATTACCGGTCAATCATTAACTGGGTCTTTAAATAGTGTTTCTGTAATAGGTTCTGCTACTGTTTCTGTAACAGGAAATTCGTTGACTATTCAGTTAAATAGTGTAAATCCTCAAGTCTGGACAATAATTGATACCGGAACTACTGTAAGTTATACAAACGTAAGTACAGGAACTACAGCAACCTGGACAGATGTTGACACGGCTGCTTAAATTAAATAATATAGTATAATAAGGAATTAATATGGCATCAAGTTATTCTACCGACCTCAAACTAGAGTTAATGGTTACTGGCGAAAACGCTGGTACATGGGGAGATATTACAAATACAAATTTAAATTTATTACAACAAGCAATTGGTGGTTACCAAGAAGTATCTATTGCAGGAGGAGCTCAAACTACAACTCTTGTAATGTCAAATGCAGCATTATCTAATGCAAGAAATGCAGTTATAAAATTAATAGGTGCTATTACAGGAAACCAAATTGTAACAGTTCCAGATGGAATTGAAAAAACATATATAATAGCTAATGGCACAACAGGTGCTTTTACAGTTCAATTTAAGACAGTATCAGGCACAGGTGTTACTTTTTCAGCAACAGATAAATCAACAAAACAATTCTTTGTAGATGGAACAAATGTTGTAGATACAGGATATGGAGATGTTACATTAACTGGAACACAAACATTAACAAATAAAACTTTAACAACTCCAGTCATAGCACAAATTAACGATGCTAACGGAAATGAAGAATTAAAATTTACAACAACTGCTTCAGCGGTTAATGAAATAACAATAACAAATGCTGCGACAGGTAGTAGACCTGATATAGCAGTAACAGGTGGAGACACTAACATTGGATTAAGCATCACTACAAAAGGAACTGGATTAGTATTATTTAATGATGGTGCTTATAATGCGGAAGGCACACTTACAGATGGTGCGACTATTACTTGGGACGTAGGATCATCACCGGTTGCTAAAGTAACTCTTGGTGGAAACAGAACTTTATCTGCACCTACAAATGGAGCTACTGGACAATTTATATCTCTTGCGGTAATTCAAGATGCTACTGGTTCAAGAACTTTAACTTGGAACTCAGTGTATGAATTTACTGCAGATACTGCACCCACATTAACTACAACTGCATCTAAAGCTGATCTATTTGTATTTAGATATAATGGAACAGTATGGTATGAAATGGGTAGAAATCTTAACTTGAGTATAACATAATGTACGCACTTATTCAAAATAACGAAATAGTAAAAGTATTTGCAAATCCAGAAGGATTTATTTTAGATGGTAATCAATATTCTTCTCAAATATTTACTGCTTGGTCTAGAGCTGAAAAAGAAGAAATAGGTATCTATGAAATTGAAACAGATTCTTCTAATTTTAAAGATGAAGCTTACTATATTAATACTAATGAAATATTTGCATTCTCAAATGGTAAAGCAACTAGATCATGGGGAAATGCTTTTGCTAAACAATTAGAAGATGTTAATGCAGTAGATCAAAATGGTGCTCCAATACTTCAAGATGGAAAACAATTAGTTACTAAAGGTTTAAAATCTCAAAAAATTTCTATATCTAAACAACAAGCAGCTGGATTATTACAAAAAACTGATTGGTATGTAACTAGAAAGTCGGATAATGGAACTGCAATACCACAAGACATACAAGATTTTAGAACTGCAGTTAGATCAGTAAACAATCAACAAGAAACACAAATTAATGCTTGTTCAAATGTTGAACAGTTAAAAGCATTATTTGAATACTCAGGAATTCCTTCAACTAGACCATTAGCAGAATATCCTAAAGAGGTAATCTAATGCCTCTAATTTTAGCTTCTAATAGTGCTTCAGGTGGCTACAACGTAGCAAATTCATTAAGATTTAATCCTAGTTCATCAGATTATTTATCAAGAACTCCTGCAAATGCAGGTAATAGACAAATATTTACTTATTCTACTTGGATAAAAAGATCAGATTTACCTATTGAACAAGGAATGCTTAATTGCGAAAATGCTGGGCCAATTACTTTTTATTTTTATCTTAAAACTGATGGTGTAATGGAAGTAATTGAATACGATGGTACTTATCCTGTTTGGTTGCGTACAGGACCTAGAACTTTTAGAGATGTTTCAGCTTGGTATCATATAGTTTTGGCTTATGACACAACTCAAGCAACAGCTTCAAATAGAGTTAAACTTTATATAAATGGTTCTCAAAATACAACTTTTGACGTAGAAACATATCCTAGTCAAAATTATAATTCACAAATGAATCGTGCAGTGGAAACAAATATTAGTCGTAGAGTTCTTTATAATGCTTATTTTTTTAATGGTTACATGTCTGAAATTAATTTCATAGATGGTCAAGCATTAACTCCATCTTCATTCGGTCAAACAGATCCTTCGGTCCCATCATCAGGAATCTGGCAACCTAAAGCATATACAGGTTCTTATGGAACTAATGGTTTTTATTTAAAGTTTGCAAATTCTGCAGCACTTGGAACAGATTCTTCAGGAAACGGAAACACATTTACAGCAAATAATTTAACTTCAGTAGATCAGAGTAAAGATACTCCTACTAATAATTTTGCTACAATGAATTCTTTAAATTATACACCATCAGCAATTACTTATACTGAAGGTAATTTAAAACTAGCTTTTCCAGCTTCATGGAACGCATCAATATCTTCAATAGGTGTATCTGCTGGTAAATGGTATTGGGAAGCAAAAGCTGTTACTGCTGGAAATAATATATTTTATGGAATAATGACAGAAAATGCTACGACAAATACTGCAACACCATATACACAAATTGGAGTTCTTTGTGGCAAAACTACTGATGGAGATAAATATTTAGATACAACTTACACAGCAAGTGGATATGGAACATCAGCAAATGGAGATATTTTAGGTTTTGCTTTAGACTTAAATAGTGGAACAAAGAATTTAACTATTACTAAAAATGGTGCATCTTTTACTGGTGGTTCAGTAAATTTAACTTCTAATTTTAATAGTGTAAATATATTTGCTTTTTTCGCAGGTAACAGTTCAAGTGCTGCTGCTGGTTGGGAAGTAAATTATGGTTCTCCAATGTATACAGGCGGTGGATATGCAGATGCAGCTGGATATGGTAATTTTAGCTATGCAGTTCCTTCTGGATATTATTCACTATGTACTAAAAACTTAGCAAACTTCGGATAGACTATGGCATATACAACAATCAATAAAGGTTCTAGTTATTTTAATACAGTTCTTTATACTGGAACGGGTGCTTCTAATTCTGTTACAGGAGTCGGATTCAAACCAGATTGGGTTTGGATTAAATCAAGAAGTTTAGTAAGATCAAACCAACTTAATGATATAGTTAGAGGTGCTGGAATAATTTTAGCAACAGATAATACTAGTGCTGAATTTACTGATACAAATAGAATATCTTCTTTTAATGTTGATGGTTTTAGTTTAGGTACAAATGATAATGTTAATGGAAGTGGTGCTACTTATGTAGGTTGGAACTGGTTAGGTTCAAACACAACTACATCAAACACTTCAGGAACTATCACAAGCACAGTATCAGCTAATACAACAAGTGGATTTAGTATTGTAGGTTATACTGGTAATTTAACAAATGGTGCTACTGTTGGACATGGTCTTGGTGTTGCACCATCTATGATGATTGTTAAAAGAAGAAACAACGCAGATAACTGGATTGTTTATAATAGAGCAATGAGTAGTAGTGGAGATTATTATTTATACTTACAATCAACAGATGCAAAATCTAATTTATATAATCAATTTTATGATACAGCACCAACATCTTCTGTTTTTTATTTAAGTAATTCAAACGCAACAAATGCAAGTGGAGATACTTATATTGCCTACTGCTTTGCTGAAGTAAAAGGATATTCTAAATTTGGTTCTTACACGGGTAATGGTTCAACTGATGGAACTTTTGTATATACAGGATTTAAACCTGCTTTTGTTATGACAAAATCATCTTCTACTGGTGGAACTTATTATGATTGGGGTATAATGGATAATAAAAGAGCAAATTCTTTTAACGTAATAAATGCTCAGGTATGTGCAAATTTGTCAGACGAAGAAAATTCAGCAAATATTGGTTCTCAAAAAATAGATTTTTTATCTAATGGATTTAAACCAAGAGTGAATGGAAGTTCTCATAATGCTTCAGGTGTTACATATATCTATATGGCATTTGCTGAAAATCCTTTTGTAACATCAGGCGGAATACCAGTTACTGCTAGATAATGTTATATAGTATCTGGCTTTTAAACATATATTAAGTATAATGATATTATGCCATTACAGAAGATACAATTTAAACCTGGATTCAATAAACAACAGACTGCAACCGGAGCCGAAGGGCAATGGATTGATGGTGATAATGTTAGATTTAGGTATGGAGAACCACAGAAAATAGGTGGTTGGCAGCAATTAGTCTCAACTACATTAGCAGGTCCTGTAAGAGACCAGCATACGTGGACAGCATTAGACGGTAAAAAATATGCAGCTTTAGGATCTTCTAAATTATTAGTTATTTATTATGAAGGTTCTTTCTATGATATTACACCTCTTGGAACAGCTTTAACTGGAGCCACTTATACATCAACAACATCTTCTACAACTGTTACAATTAATTTAACAGCACATTCTTTAACTGCTGGTGATTATATAATATTTACAAGTGTTACAACTCCAGGATTACCTACAACAAGTTTTACATCAGCAAGTTTTACAACAAATACATTTCAAGTAATTTCAACACCAACAGCAAATACTTTTACAGTTACTATGGCAAGTGCTGAAACTGGAACGGGTGTTACTGCAGGAGGAACTTTAACAATGACTCCTTATGTTACAATTGGTCCTACATTTCAAACACCTGCTTATGGATGGGGAACTGGATTATTTGGTGGAGTAGTTATTCCAAGTGTAACAACTACATTAAATGGTGCTCTTTCTGCAATAGCAACAACAATTACAGTTTCTTCAACTGCAGCATTTCCAGCAGGATCTGTTTCTGTTCCTGGAAGAATAGATATTGATACTGAATTAATTACTTATACAAGTAAAAGTGCAACACAATTTTTAGGGTGTACAAGAGGTGCTAATGGTACAACTGCAACTTCACATTTAACACTTGCAACTGTAACTAATGCAACATCTTGGCAAGATTGGGGTGAAGAGTCTTCTGTAACAACTGTTAATTTAGCGCCAGGTTCTTGGTCGCTCGATAACTTTGGCCAGATACTTGTTGCTACAGTCAAGAATGGAAAAACTTATACTTGGGATCCGTCTACAGCAGGAAGACTTTCAATAAGAGCAACTGTTGTAAGTGGAGCACCTACAAAATCTATTATGACTATTGTGTCTGATCGCGATAGACATTTATTTGCAATGGGAACTGAAGCTACAATTGGAGATACTACAACTTTTGATCCAATGCTTATAAGATTTTCAAATCAAGAAGATATTAGTACATGGACTCCAAAAGTGACTAATACGGCAGGTACATTTAGACTAGATACCGGAAATACAATTATAGGAGCTATACAAGGTAAAGATTATCTTTTAGTATTAACGGATCAAGCAGCTTACACTATACAATTTGTAGGTCCACCATTTACATTCTCTATTAG